AATCAAAACCCTAATGCTCCTGATTTTCAAAAGCCATTGGCTTATAGTACAGCGGCAGGGCAACCATATCATCCTAGTAGATCAGTAGTTGTATTTAACAACACTCCAATTTATTTAAGTTTCCAATCCTCAGCATTTGGCTTTACTGGTAGATCAGTATTTTTAAGAGCTTTATATCCTTTGAAATCATTTGTGCAATCCATGATCACTGATGATTTGGTAACTTTTAAAGCTGGTTTATTAATTTCAAAACAAAAACCTGCTGGATCAATTGTTAATAATTTGATGCAAATGGCGGCTGGCATTAAGAGAACATATCTTCAGCAAGGAGCAACAGGTAATGTGCTTTCTATTGATATTGATGAAAGCATAGAAGCATTAAATCTCAGTAATACTGATACTGCTATGACAACTGCTAGAAATAACATCATAGCGAACATAGCCGCTGCTTCTGATGTTCCTGCATTATTGCTCAAAGATGAAGCATTTACGCAAGGATTTGGAGAAGGTACAGAGGATGCAAAAGCCATAGTTCAATTCATAGATGGTATTAGAAATGACATGGATAGCTTGTTTAAATTCTTTGACAAGATCGTACAGCATCGTGCATGGAATAGAGAATTTTTTGAAGCAGTTCAAAATCAATATCCTGAAATTTATAAGGATAAGACTTATGAACAGGCTTTTTATATGTGGCAAAATGCATATAAAGCTGATTGGACTTCTCTCATGGAAGAACCACCAAGCGAAAAAGTTAAAGTTGCAGACATTAAGATTAAATCTATTAATGAAGTATTGCGTACTGTTTTACCAGTCATAGATCCACAAAACAGGGCAACATTGATACAATGGGCACAGGATAATATTAATGAAATGGAAGATTTATTTGAAAGTTCATTAAATCTTGATCCTGATTTAATATCTGAATATGAACCACCTCAGGGAACAATGCCTGAAGAAAAATTAACTCGTAAAGTATCTTAGGAGTGCTGTTATGCGATTTCTCAATAAAAAATCAGGGCAATTTGTAACTGTTTATCCTAAACATACACAAACTGTTTGTGCTTTATTGAGAAGCAAAGACTATCTTGTTGTAAAAAATGATGATGGAGAGCATTGGATTACCTTAAATGGTGGTGAAGGAGAAGGACAGCATGTTCTTATTAATGGACAGGGAAAAGTTATTGGTGGTGCTGGTGGCAAATTGACTGGCAAAGAATTATCAAATGTTAAAACTAAATCTAAAAATGTAGAAAAACATGGACCGCCTATTCCACAATATCCACCCAAACCAACAGGTGAAAAAACTATAGAAAAAGAAAAGCCAATCTTTTCTCCTTTACAAGAAAAATTACAAAATCTTACAAAAAATAAAGAAGAAGCAATTGAAGGGAAAGATATTAATAAGATGTTAGAAATTAATACAGAACTTTCCCATGCTTTATTCGATTTAAAATCTAAAGAAGATGAAGAAAGCAAAAAAGTATATGATGAGTTGGAATTACAACTGCAAGAATTATTGTCTAATGCTGGTAATGTAGCAATTGAAAACATTGATAACTTATCCAAAAAAAGCACATTTGAAGATAAAGAAAATGCTTTATTAGATGCACAAAAAATTTACAATGAATTAAGAAGTAATCGTAAGACAGCTAATGCTAATTCAACTTTTTGGAGCTTGTACGATAGAATTAGCAAATTAAAAGTTACTGTAAATAAAGAAAAAGCAAAAATTAGTTCAGCAGGGGATTTAGCTTTTAATGAATCTGCTAAACAATATGAAAAATTAAGTTTTGAAGATATTCAAAAAGATTTAAAGGAAAAATATAATTTTGATATTGCTCTTGGAGAAAACAAAGCAAAAAGAAAAAAACAATATGAAAAAATGTATAACTTACAATTTTCTGAAAATAAAGAAGAATATGAAAAAGCTAAACAAGAATATTATTCATCAGGAAAATCAGTTGGATCTCATATTCGTGGACATACACCAGTAGATATTACTGAAAATACAAAAACTGCAAAACAACAAAGATTAATTATTGGGAAAGTTGCTGATTCTTACTCTGATTTAGAAAATCGTGGATGGAACATTAAAGAAGCCATGGAATCAGCGAAAGTTGCTTATACTCCAGCAGGTGTTGGTAAAGCGTGTGGTCATGCTTTTCAAGAAGGTGGTGTTGGATATTTTTCTATCAGTCACACTAAGTATTTTGATGCAGAATATATTCAACAACAGAAAAAAGGTAGAGAAGATAGAGAAAAGGCTAATAAACCTAGATGGACAATTGGCAGTGGTACTGAATATGAAATGCAGGCTACTATCATCCATGAAATGACGCATGCACTAGGTATGCAACCTCATATTGATTCTCCAAAAAAACTTGGTGTATTAATGCGACAATTAGCCAATGAAGGAAAATTGACTGGATTTCCTACAGAACAAGATAACATGCAAGCTAATACAAGAATTAATGAATTTATTAAATGGAAAATATCTCAATATGCAACAACCAATATTAAAGAAACTGATGCAGAATTAGCAACTTTAGTAACACATCCTGAATATGTAAGAGGTACTTTACCAAAAGAATTAGAAGATCATGTGGATGAACTATTCAAAAGGAAAAAACAATGACTTTACCAATTCCAAAAGATATAAATTTTGAAATACCTAAAAAAACAGAAAAAGAATTTTTTGATTCTAGCTTTAAAGATTGGCAAGAAGATGAGGATTTAATTGTTACTGGTGAATGGAATGATGTTATTGATGATGTAAAAGATTGAAATATATAATAAATGACATTTTTTGAAATTCTTACTGAAGCTGTTAATGACATCATAGAAAATGGTTATGATTCTGAAGAACGCATCAGGATGTGGATGGATAGAATTTACAAATCAGCAATAGCTGAACTTATCCCTGAATCTCAAATACAGCAAGAATTAGAAAAAGCTCTTAGATCAGCTTTTTATAGATTAGTCACCAAAGGATCATTAGTAAAAGGCAACATCAGTAAATTTGATGTTGATAAGCTAAAACCTAAACTACAAGCTGAACTAAATCGTAGGATTGTCACATCAGCGAATTTAATTAAATTAAATCGTGAAGAAGCAATCAATACAGTTTTGCGTAGATTTGAAGGATGGGCAACATCTATTCCTGCTGGTGGATCAAAAGTTGTAGATCGTGTACAGCAAAAAAAGGATATTCGTAAATCTTTAGGGAAAATAGGGTTTGAACAAAGAAGGGTAATTATTGATCAAACTCATAAATTAATATCTAATATCAATGACATAGTTGCAGTAGACAATGGAGCTATTGCTGGGAAATGGCATAGCCATTGGAAACAAATTAATTATGATTATCGTAAAGATCACAAAGAGAGAGATGAAAAAATCTATGTTATTCGTGGATCTTGGGCTGATAAGGAAGGTTATTTAACCCATCCTAATGGTTATACTGATCAGATTACGCAACCCGGTGAAGAAGTGTATTGTAGATGCAATTATGTGTATTTATACAATTTAAAACAATGCAAAAATATTTTGACAAAAAAGGGAGAATTGGCATTACAATCAATAAAAACTAAGTAGGGTATTTTTTATGCCATTTGAATCAAGTTCTCAAAGAAAAGCTATGTATGCCGCAGCAAGTGGCAAAAGCAATATTGGCATCCCTAAAGAAGTAGCAAAAAAATTCATCAAACATTCAAAAGATGAATCCCCTGAAGAACCCACCCCATTAAGTACCCCTGAATTTATAGAAGATGAAAGCTCTGAATTAAGCGAAGCGAAGCATCAACTTGCTTCAATTAGGCATGAAATAGAAGCTATTAGTCGTAAAATTCTAGGTGTAAAAGTAGATAATTACCTACAAAAAGCCATGCAATCTGATGATGTAATGGTCAGAAATGGTGAACCAGTTCCTAGATTTGGTGTTGATACTGAACTTTGGCAAACCAAAAAAGGTGAAAACAAAAATGGTGGATTAAATGAAAAAGGTAGAGAAAACTACAATAGAACTCACCATGCACATTTAAAAGCTCCACAACCTGAAGGTGGATCAAGAAAAGCGTCATTTTGTGCTCGTATGAAGGGCATGAAAGCAAAATTAACATCAGAAAAAACAGCCCATGATCCTGATTCAAGAATTAATAAATCCTTGCGTAAGTGGAAATGTGATGCTGATGATGTTAAGCATGATTTAACCAATATCTTGGATGCTTTAATTGATTATGCAGAATCTATCCCTGATGAAGATCCATGCTGGGAAGATTATCATCAAGTAGGTATGAAAGAAAAAAATGGTAAACAAGTTCCTAATTGTGTACCTGATTCAGCTATGGGTATTGCAGATATTCATGGAGAACAAGTTCCTGCTCAAGAATCTAAACCAATAGCTAAAGATGCTGGAGCAGAAGGCAGAGCTTCAGGAATATTATTTTTAACTGATGGTGGCGAAGTTTTAATGATTCGCAGAGGTGATGGTGGGGATTACCCTTATACATGGGCAGTACCCGGTGGTCATCAGAACCCAAAAGATGAAAGTTTAGAAGAATGTGCTCGTAGAGAATGTTTCGAGGAAACAGGGATTGATTACAAGGGCAAACTTGAAGTATTGCATGATGATGGTCAATTTTGTACTTATATCGCAAGAGGTTTTGAAAAGTGCGATGTTAAGCTAAATTATGAATCTACTGGATACGATTGGTGTCCTGTTAATCAACCACCACAGCCATTGCACCCCGGTTTAGAAATAGCAATGAAAGTAGCAAGCATTAAAACTGAATTAGATGTTGCAGAATTAGTTAAAGCAAATGTTTTGCCAAGTCCACAAATGTATGCGAATATTATGCTATTGGCAATTCGCATTACTGGAACTGGATTAGCATATAGAGGTTCTATAGGTGAATATGTTTGGAGAGATTCATCACTGTATTTGAATGATGAGTTTTTAAAAAGATGTAATGGTTTAATGGTGATCATGGATCATCCTGAAACTGCTGTATTGAATGGAAAAGAATTCAAAGATAGAGCAGTTGGAAGTATTATGTTGCCTTATATTAAAGGTGACGAGGTTTGGGGTATTGCTAAAATTTACGATCAAGACGCAATTAATGAGATTTGCGAAGGTGAAATTAGTACATCCCCTTCTGTTGTATTTGACAATACAGCAGGAAACACTACACTTACTACTGAGAATGGTGAACCACTCTTAATAGAAGGTGTTCCATTTCTTTTAGATCATATAGCTATTGTTACCAAAGCTAGAGGATCTAAGGGAGTATGGGATAAAGGTGGCGATCCAGCCGGAGTTTTATTAACTAACCCTGAGGTATCAAATATGAATGAAAATGTAAATGCACCAAAGGCAGATGCCCAAGGTGAAAAATTAGATGCCATTCTATCAGCCTTGAGCAATCTTGCTTATCGTGTAGATAGTATGGAAAAAAACTTACCAGCACCACCATTGGTTACTGCGGCTGACAAAAAGAAAGCCAAAAAAGACGATGATGATGCAATGTGCGATGATGATGAAGAAGAATCAGAATCAGAAGCCAAGAAATTCATGGAAAGAAAGATGGATGCTAAAAAGCGTAAAGATGACGATGATGATCGCATGGATGCTGAAGGCTCTGATCCTAAAGAACATGGAAAGGCTGGAGAAATTAAGCCTGATGATGAAGGTAAAGTAGAACACCCCGGTCACATGGAATTCAAAAAAGATGAAGATGATGACGATGATGACGATGACAAAAAAATGTCTAAGAAAGATGAAGAAGCCATGAAGATGGATGAAGAAGAAGCAAAATATGCTGATGCTCAAGCTAAAGCTGATTCAGTATTTGCATCATTTGGCAAATCTGCTTCAAGACCATTACAAGGCGAAAGTTTAATTGCTTATCGTAAGCGTTTGTTGCGTGGATTACAGGCATACTCTGATACTTATAAAGATGTAAATCTTCTTAAAGAAATCAAGGGTGAAAAGATGCTCTCTATTGCAGAAAAGCAAATTTTCAATGATGCATTGAAAGCCGCTAAATCTCCTACTTTGTATGCTAATGATGCAGAATATGAAATTAAGGAAAGAGATGCTTCAGGTCGTACTATTACCAAGTTCAAAGGTGGTTTTGGTTGGCTAGATGCTTTTAAAGTTCCTGCTCAAAGAGTTAAGGAATTCAACCTCAACAACTTCAAAAGATAAGGATTAGATTATGTCAGCACTCATTTCACTAAATCCTATGCAAACAACCAATGCGAGTGGTTTATTTAATACCAACTCTGCTGGTTTTACGCAAGGTGATGCACAAGATGATCCAGCAGTTAAGTTTTATTTAGCTGGTGGTATTCTTTCAACATCAGCAACTACTCCATTATGGGGTGGTATTCCAATTCAGGAATTCTCTGCTGTTGGACAAAATGGTCAAGGAACTTTATCAGGTAATGTACAGCCCGGTACTGCTACTCTTGGTTCTTCAGTTCTTCAAGCTACTGGCTCTGCAAATCCAACAGGTATTGCAGTTTACAATCAGGCTTATGCAGGTATCACTACTCCACAAAGTACAGCACCTTTATACAGCCCCGGTATGTCAGTAAACTTCTATCGTTTTGGTAGTGGTGCTCGTATTCCTTTGATCCTTGATCCTGCTTCTGTAGGTATTGATGGACAATTGATTTCAACTACTGTTTACTTTAACTACACAAACAACTGGGTAACAACAACACAACCCGGAACTCAATCTGCTTTCCCTGTAAAGGTTATCGCAGTTAGCACCAGTGGCAATAAAACTGTTTCCTATAGTTCAGGAGCAAATACAGCCAACTGGATTTACAATCAATATGTGGCTCTTTGCCTAATTTAATAAAGGAACTTTACTATGTCAGGCTTTGCTCCCTCATTTGTAACAGCTAACCCACACTATATGATGCCTGAACTGATTATGCAGTACAGTTTAGCGTCAGGTGCGTTTACAACCCTTGCTACAGAAAATCCAATGCCAAGATTGGGTGAAGCTGATTTGTATGTGTATGCTAAAAAGCTACAAGTAACAACTCAGGTTCAAGCTAACCAATCTCAATTTAACCAATTGCCAAGTGCTTCAGTCATTCCTTCTATGATCAGCACTGCTACATATCGTGTTCAAACTAGAGCACAGTATGATAACTTTGATGAAGCGGCTACTGGTGTTTGGGGTTATGCATTACCACAAGCTATGCGATTAGCGGCTCGTCAAGGTATTGCTCAACAATTGCGTAATGCATTGTTATTTGGATACAATCCTTCAAATGGTGAAGGCTTGCTCAATACTGCTGGTATCACAACATCTACTTTAGGTGCTGATACTAATGGTAATACAGGCTATTCCAAGTGGGATTCAGGACAATTGGCTCAATACCTATTGAATATGATTGGTACTTTAAAGACTAATACATTGCAAATTGGTCAGCCATTGCGTTTAGTATTCTTAGCTCCACAACGCTTTATTAGCCAAATCAGCTATTCAGGTGTTGTTTCATTAACTCAGTTCCAAAGAATTGGTGCTGGTGTTGAAACAGCGGCAGGTTTAGTTGAAACAGTTGCTAAGTGGGCAGGTGGTGATGATGTTAGTTTTGCAGTAGATGATACTTTGATTGGTCAAGGTGCTGGTGGTACAGACGCAATTCTTTTAATTGCTCCTGAACTCAACATCCCTAAAGCTAATGCTCAGATCAACACTAACATTTTTGCTACATTAACACCTAATACAACAGCTACTTCATTGATGCTTACTGATGTATCTGCTCCTACAGAGATTCCTACTCCAATCCCTGATGGTGGCATTACAACTTTATACACAATGAGATCTACATCAGGTTGGGGTTTAAGACCTGAAGCTATGTATTTGTTATCTGCGGCTTATTAATTTTCATGTGCGAAGTAGACTAACCCCACTTAATTGTGGGGTTTTTTTTAAAGGAAAAAAATATGATGATTGAAAATGTTCTTAGAGAATTGGAAAAATTCATGGAAGAAGTTCGTGAGTTTATGGGAAAGAAAAACAACGATTCAGTTGTGAATGACACTCCTGCTCCTGAAGTATCAAAAGATAATACATCAGAATCACCAGCTTCAAAAAGTTAATGTTATAGTATTAAGACTTGTGTGATGCCAAGTTTGTAACAATGGGTGGCAGGGTACTTTCAAAAGGAGTGCCGCATCATCTGTCACCCACCCAACTGGGGAAATATTATGGAACTTTATATAGCTAATTGTACAAAACAGGATCATCAATTTACTTATATGTTGTTTGAAAATCCAAGACCTTTTATGGAAAGAATAAGGGCTGGATCACAAGTTAAGATTCAAGGATCAAAAGATGAAATTGATCAAATCATAAAACAACATGAGGTTTATGGGTTAGTACCTGTAGATAAAATTAAAGGTAATTTTTCAGGAATGGCTTATCGTATAGACAAGCCTGTTAATGTTGAAGCTATTGAAAATGGCATTTCTGTAAGAGATCAAGCCATGATTGATAGAGCAACTGAAGCTAGAAAAATTACAGCAGTAGCATCAGATCAAAAAATATCTGAAACAGCTCAACAAATGGGTTTAAAGCAAAAAGCACCTTTGGAAGTGGAAATCATCGAAGAAAGAAAGCATTATGCTGATAATGAACCTAAATTTGAACAAACCATTGAAGTAGTAAAAGAAGGTATTGCTCCAAAAGGTAGAGGTAGACCAAGAAAAGCATGATTTTTTAATTTAACTTAGGTACAATTTGATTATGAGTGATCCCATTACTTCTCCACCAACATTAGCAGGTTTTGTAGCTTGGTCACAAGCTGTAATGGGATTGAATTCTGTAGTCATAAGTCCTACAGATCAAGGATATGCCTATGCTTTTCAAATTGCATTGGACATTGTTCCTAAAGATTTTGCTAATACTGTTCCTGATATTTATACCTTAACTGTATATAACTGGGGTGGTAGTCAATTAATACAGTGGCAACAAGATTATGCAGGTCAAACATTTTTTGCTGATGCAAGACAAGCCTATGGCATGAATAATTTTGTAGCTGGAGTAATAAGCTCTGCAAGCGATGTTTCCACCAGTGAAACATTGACAATAGGCAAAGGATTACAAAATCTACAATTATTAGATTTACAAGCAATTAAAGATCCTTATGGCAGACAAGCATTAGCTTTTATGCAAACTATTGGAACTCTTTGGGGATTAACATGAAATTGCACCTTGGGGTTATTGATGTCCCTGAACCTTATGGTGAAAAAACAACTTATGAAGTTGGTAAGTTACTCGAAGAAAAATATACATTATTTTCAGCATTTGTTGATAATAAAACTGAAAATATAGCGAATCATCTAGCAGAAGGATTAGAACAAGCTATTGCTCAAATGGCTTTGGGAGTTCCTTATCAAAATTCAATTAATGCTGGTGCATCCATGATTGAAGAAGATTTAAAAAAGTGGATCTATTTGCAACAAGTTGAAAATGTTGGAATAGAAGGTGTACCAACACAAGCCGCTCTTGATGGTACAAATTATCGTATGAAAAATGTATCAGCCAAGCAATATGTAAAAGGTAAAAGAGGAGTACGAAAAGTAACTAAAAATGCTCGTAGACCTTCTTTTATATATTCAGGAGTTTTAGAAGCATCTTTAAAAGCATGGGTTGAATAATGACCACAGTTAATGAAACTTCAGGAGCTAAACCACAATTAGGTGCTGGTTTAACTCAGGGTATGCAAACTCTGTCAGGAAATGAACAGGTTACTTTTACTTTGTATGTGAAGTTAATTTTACCTTTAGACGGATTTATTTTTTGGGTAAATGCAACTCTTTTAAATGATACAGCAATCTATAATGCCTTGACTTATGGCTTTGCTGAATTCAACAACAAAGGAAGTACCCTTCCATCGAGAAAAATTACAGTTAATGGATCATTTCATTTTAATACTGAAATGCATCAGTTGGAAGATCGCACTACAGCTTATAACCATACTATTTTCACTTCTCCACAACTCATACAAGATTTCAATCTGTTAAATCCTAATTTGCTATATGTAGCACAGTATGAAGATTTAACTTTTGCTTTCAGTCGTAGAGATAACTATTATAAACAAGCAGATTTATACCATTATCGTGGCGATTCTTTGTATTCGATTATGAATACTCAGTTGATTAACTCGATGACAGATTTTGATACTACCAGTGTGATTGTTTCTAATAGTTTACCTATTTGGTTATCTTTAAATCAATTCTTTCAAATGTATCCATCATATTTGGTAGGGCAGAATATTTCTCCACCTTATGCTTCTGTAGACATTCAATCTACTATTGCTTTAGGGCAATTTCCTATTGTTAGTAATATTGCTCCAATAGCAAATCAAAGTAAAACTGCTGTAGCTGGATATGCTGTTGCTGGTTATGCTGTTGCAGGGGAAAATGAAATTGCAACTCAATCAAGTATTCAGCAATTAGCCAAAGATACAGTAAAAATCAATATATTTGGAATTAGAAATCAAGAAGCCTTAAATTTCGTAAATTACATCTATCAATACAGTTTGAATACTGATAACATTGGCATGATGAATATGCCTATCATCTTTGATGAAAAGGTTACTCAACCTGAATTTGGTATTATTGCTCAGAAAAAGTCAATTATTTTTGAAGTTAGTTATTATCAAAATACAGTAAATGATGTAGCATTAAAACTGATACAGCAAGCATTTATTACGCTTACAAGAGGTACTGTACCAGTGTAGTTTTTTTTATGTGTTTAACAGTTTAAATAAGGAGTTATCATGGCAATTGGAAATGGACAACCAGCAGTAATTAATGGTGCATTAATTACAGCACAAGGCATCAATACATTCTTGAATGTATCAGCAAATACTTTAGTTAAATCAACAGGTGGTCGTATCGCTAAAGTCAATGTAACAACAGCAGGATCAACAACAGGTGGAATTTATGATTCTGCAACTATTGGTGGAGCAAGTGCTTCAAATTTAGTTGCTGTCATCCCTAATACTGTAGGTACTTATACAATTGATTTTCCTTGTAAAAATGGCATCGTGTACGAAGTAGGAACTGGTCAAGTTGTATCTATCAGCTTCATTTAATTTTTTAAATAAGGAAGCATTATGCCCAACATTGTCAATGTAGTAGTATCTCAGCAGGTAGCCAGTGCTCCTAATACCCTTCAAAGGACAGGTGCATTTGTTAGCCAAGGGGGTACTACATTAGCTACAGGTTCTACTCAGCTATTAACTAGCTTGAGTAGTCTTACATCAATCATTAACCCAGCAATTAATATTACTGCAATTACTTGGTCATCATCAGTAGTGACAGTAACAACTTCTACACCTCATGGAATTCCAAGTGGTGCAACAGT